GTTCCCCACTGCGCGCACGCCGGCAGGATCGCGCCGGTCTCATAGAAGGTGTTGGCCGTGCTCGATATCGTCGTTTGCGCGCCGGTCAAATCGACTTGCACCGCCGTCCCGTCACTCAAAAACACCGCGCAATAAAGCGCCGGACCGATGTTAAACCAGAAAAACGAAACGATCTTCTTTCCCGTGGGCGCGGTGTAAAGCACGGTCCCCACGTCATAGGTCGCCCGCATCCGGCCCTTGCCGATCCGCACGAAGTTTTCGAGCCAAGAGAATTCCTGATCCGCAATCCCGGTGCGGGAGTCGGACAGGTTTAACCCGGAGAACGGGAAGGCCGAGCCGATTTTGAAGCCATCGGGAAGGCCGTATCGCTCGGCTTCTCTACGCGGTGCGCCCTGTTCGACGGGAGACGCCATGGCTCACGACATGGCCAGCGACGTGTAATAGTAGTCCGTCACCTTTCCGCCTTCGGCCGATGCCTGATCTACGCCAAGGTGATTGATGAAAGCCTGAAACATCGTCTCGGCCATGCCGTAACGAAAGCTCCCCAGGAACGCCATGCCGGCGGCATACCATTTGACCGCGTTCGCAAACGAGTCGGGGATCGCGTCGTAATCGTTGTTTGTGTAAAGCGGTTTGGGCAGACAGGTGCAATCCCACTCCATTTCCAGGGTTTGCGAGGGAGGCGGCCAAAGCCAAACCTGGCCTGACGTGCCGCTGCCGAACGTGCTCCACGCCAGCGGATAGGCCGAAACGAGAAAGGAGTAGGCCCGCGCGTAGGCTTGCAGGTCATCCCAAGGCATCCACGACATTGCCGGGCGGAACGACTGCCAGTTCACGGCGACCTGAAACACGTCGTTGATCGAGTCAAAACCCTCGTTTGCCGCCCGCAGAAACGGGTTGGCATAGCCGAAAGCGTACCGCTCGGTGTTCAGCCAAGCGTTGAACCCGGAATCAGGTCGCACACCGGGCGAGCCGCTGCCCGGCGTGAAAGCGTTGGGATAGCTCGGCGCGTTGAAAGGGATGTTGTTGCCGGGCAGCGAGACGCCGGGGTTGCTGTTGGCGCCATAGGGCGCTTGCCCTGGCACCAGAACGCGCAAGCAGCCCGATCTTTTCGCGGTCTGGTACCGGCCGGCGTTGATCCAGCGTATCAGCCGCGGTTGCGAGGTAAATTGGAAAGACCAGTCCCGCAAAAGCGAGATCGTGTCGGCCAAGTACCAGTCAAGCGCCTGGCCCACACAATCACACCGCGAGCAGGGAAATGTTCGCGGTCTGGCTTCCCACGGTCGCGGTGGCCGCCGGCGCGGTGGTCGCCACACCGCTTTGCAGCACGATCAGCGAGGGGACCGTCTCGTACGCGCCGCCGTCGCCGACGACGGCCCCGGTTGCTGTCAGCGCGCCGCCGGTGATGGCGCCGATGATACTGCCCTGGCGCTGATTGACCAAACCCGTGGAAATCTGCGGATTGGTATAGGCCGCCGAGCCAGCGGTGACCGCGGGAATGCCGAACAGTTGGACGGGTGCGGCCAGCGCCGCGCCGGCGGTCGTGACGGTGTAGCCCGTCAGCGCGAAATCCATGATGACGGTCGCCGCCGCGCCAGTGCCGCCGCCGCCGGTAAACGTCAGGGTCGGGACCGCCGTCAGCGGGTTGCCGTGGTCGGTGCAAACCACGGCATTGATCGTGCCTTGGCCGGTGAGCGAAAGCACGCCGGTCGCGCCGCCGCCGGTGGTGTCGCGCGGATCGTTGATGAAGATCAGGCTCGGCGTGGTGAGATAGCCGCCGCCTTGGTTTGTAATGGTGACGCCTGTCACCGCACCGGCGCTGATTGTCGCGACGCCGGTCGCCTGCACGCCGGGATTGGACGGCGCCTGAATGAACACGATCGGCGGATACACATAGTTCGCGCCGCCGGTTGAGATGGTAACGCTGGTGTTGACGAGCGCGCCCATGATCGCCAGCCACACCGAAGCACCAGCGGACGGCGTAATGGTCGGCGCGGATGTGTAGCCGGTGCCCGCGTTCGTCAGCACCGCGCCAGCCGCGCAGCCAGTTCGGTTCACCACGCGCTCGTTGACGCCATCGCTGATGATGAAGGTCTGGCCGCGGCCCTTATCGCCGGGGTTGCGCCAGATTCCCGGGACCGGATCGAAGCGTTCGACCGAGCCGTAAAGCCCGGCATCGATCGACCAGGAACCGGCGGGGATCAGGAAGGCTTCGCCCCCGCTGAGGGAAAACGCTGTGCTGGGAAGCTGGCGGGAGGTCGGTACGATACCGGGACCGCCAAACGGCATTACCATGGCGAATGCTCCTTAAATGACGGCCGGCGGGCCACCCACGTTAGGCCAAGCAGGGCTTGCAAGGCCGGTGATGTAAGCGCCAGAGCTCGGCTTGGCGCACACGAGATCAAGCGCGGTGATGAGAACGCCGATGGAGGCGATCTGGCCCTGCGGGATAGTGGATTCGAAGCCGGAAAACACGAATCCGGCCTGATCCGACATATACATGGCGGTGTAACGACTGTTCAGCAGGAACATCGAACCGCGCGGGCAGAACGGGTCCGGGAAAATCGGGGTATCGAGAACGCGGATGGCGCGGAAGCCGGCATTCACCACGTCGGACGCGCCGTAAATGGATTTCGGCCGGGTCTGATATTGCTCGTAACCCATGAAATCGACCATGAGCGTGGCCCAATCGGCCGGATTCATCACGCCATAGTCGGGCGCCTCGCCGCCGGCGCCACTCTGCGTTCGGGTCAACGCAACGGCCATGCCGGCGCGCGACGCCACCGAGCCGGAGATACCGCCGCCGTTCGGATAGTACTGGCCTTGCCAGAACGCATTTGTTCGGCTGATGCCGCCGTAAGAGCTTGTCAGGGTGCCGTTGTCGAACGCCGCTGGCAGGCCGTCCAGCACCAGGTTGTTGCCGGTCGGGATGGCATACATCGACTGCGCGAGAGCCTGACGGATGACAACGGCCGCGTCGGCGGTGACCGCTCGGAGCTTCGGAATGATGACTTCCGACGACTGCAACAGCGCTTCCATGCCGAAGAAGCCGATCGGCACCATACCGAGCTTGAGGTTGAAATTGGCGTTCTGAATTGCCGCTTGGTCTTCCGGCATCGGGAAGTCGCCAGCGAAGGAACCCCAAGAGAACGAAACGAAGCTGCTGCCCTGCGTCGGGATGGTGATCTGGGAAACACCGCCGCGCGCGCGCTGCGCATTCGCCAGAAACAGCGACAACAGCGGATGCGACTGATAAATCTGCACAAACAGCGACGGAATGACCGCCCGGCGGGTGATATTGGCAAGTTGTTGCCCAAGCGCGCCGCCCGGTACAAGCCCGCCCGATTGCGCGGACGTAAAGGTGGTGACTGAACCGGACATTAATCAAACACTCCCACTACGCCGCCAAGTTCGTTTCTTCGAGAATTTTCTCGATTTCCTGCCCCATCCAATCGACCGGATCGGTGTGAAGGCCGGCGAATTCATCCGATTTCTTGGCAGCACCCCACGGATTAAGCGCGGTCGGTGCAAACGCGCCGGTGGCGGCGCTGGGCTTCGATTTCGGTGTTTGAGAGGCCACCCAGGCGGCGGCGGCTTCGGCGTCGAGGTTGCCTTTGTCCTGCATGCGAGCGGTCATTTTCTTGCGGCCTTCGTCGCTCAAGCCGAACGCGGATGCGGCCTTTTCGACGTCGCCTTGAAGGCCCTGAAGCACCTTTTCCTGCTGGCGGGACAGCTTTTCAGCCTCGCGCTCGGCTTCCATCGCGGCAATGCGCGCTTCGGCGGCGGATAGCTTCTCCATCACCGGCGCCTGCACCCGCTCGGCCATTTCCAGGTCCGCGAATTGCAGCGATCCGTCCACCTTTTTCGCCATTTTCTTGAAGGCGATGCCGGTTTCGGGGTGGTCGGCCATCTTGTTCAGCAGCGCCAGCGCCCGCTGATGGACCACCCACGTCTCATCCGGGACCATTGGCATGGCTGGTTAACCTTTCGAGTTCTTCGAGCCGCCGACGTGCGACAAGCCCATTTCGCCGGAATTGATGTTGCCTTTCGGCAGGCCGGCGGAGTTCGCGCCGATCCCGAGCTTGTCGAAATCGACGGTCTTAATCATCGGGTCGGTGCCGTCTTTGGTCGGCACGTCGCTGATGTAGGGTTTTGGAACGGCCATCTGCTGATCCTCACATCGGCGGGGGTGTTGCGGGCATTGCGGGCGGCTGCTGCGGCATGCCGATACCGCCGCCCAGCGAGCGAAGGGCTTGAATCTGCGGACCCTGCGCTTGTGCCGTCTTCATCGCCTGCATCATGCCGGACGCCTGCAGGCCGCGGTCGGCCGGTCCATCATCGGTCATGTGCTTGGCGATTTTGCTGATTGCGGTCAGCAGGTCCGTATAGAGCGGCGAACCCATGGGGATGTTCGGCAAGGCGGAACCTAGCAGGTCCAGTCCGTTCTTGATCGAAGACCGGGCGGCGGCGAGGTTGCCGTGATTCATCGACGGAACAACGCCCGGACCAGTGTTCGCCGGCGCCATTCCGGGCATGGCACCCGGTTGCGGAGGCGGAGCGCCCGGCATTGCGGGCGAAGCTGGCGTGGGCTCTAGCATCCAAAATCCTAGCCGGAAGCCGCGAGTGAGGCTGGCCCGGCTCCGGGGAGAAGCCGGACCAGGCTTCTCACTTGCGACGCATGCGGCGACCGTGACGGCGTGCCATATCGACCTCCACTGGATTCCCAGGGCTCAAGCCAAAGACCGGGAAATGGCCATCCGCCCGACAATCGGACGAACGGGGCATTTTAGGCGTCTCTGGCCGGTTTAATGTCAACGTAATTTCGGTAAATGATTTGCACCAAAATCGAGGGATTTCATGCCAACACTCGCCCGAATCACGGCACCGCATTTCGTTGCCGGGCTCGAATTCTCGGCGGCGGGCGTTTGCGTGCTGGCCGCACCGATCCTGCAATGGGCGGTCGGACGCAAAGCCCGGGACGTTCACGCCTACTGCCAGCGCAAAGGCTGGAAAATTGAACGCCTCACTGAGTAGGCGGATTTGCCGCTAGATTCCGGCGCCGTCGTGCCAAGCGGTCGGGGATTGAGTGTCGCTCATGGTGTTTCGTCCTCTATTCCGCCATAGGTGTTCGGTGCGTAGGGCCACGCCGGCAGTTCTACCGTTTGCCCTGCAAGCGCGTGTGTGCAGTCGCCCAGAAATTGGATGCGGCCTGCGGTTACGAAGGAGTGGCAGACATCGTCCTTGTCGGCCCGATCGTTTGCCGACCACTTTGTTGTCACCAGGATGCTGGGTGTAAATGTCGGGCTGTCCGCGTTGTTGTTGTAAGTCCAACGCGGACCGTTCTTTGCCGAGTTGACGGCGTGTGTGCATTGGCACCCAGGGCAGTAAAACACCTGCCCTCCTCCGACCAGCGCCCGGATTATCGTAGCCTTGGGCGCTGAGTCGCTCATGCGAGGATTTCCTGGCAGCTCGTGCCGCTGAACTTGATCTGATACTTGCCGGCGACCGTATCGACGTCGATCTTGTCGGCGACGAAGGCGTTGCGCAGCAGCCACGCCTTGCCGTTTTTCATCTGCAACTGCACGGTGACGCCGACGGTGTCACGCAGCGCGGTGACCGAGATCGACGGGTCGTCGAAGATCTCGACCTCGATCATCGGCGGATCGACCTTTTCGGTCCAGTTGCCGGTCGGGCCCGACGGGCCGATGGCTGGGGTCCGCACCACCCCGCCTGGATCGACCTTCATGCTGCCGGCGAGCGAATACAGGGTCCCGCCGACGACGAACTGCGCTCGCAAAAATACCGCGTTGGGTCAGTTCGCCAGTAGCGGGATCGCGAAGCCCCTGCGCAATCTCATCTGCGTATGTAGCCTGCCCCCAATCTTTGATCGCTTTCGTGGTTGCCTCGTACGCGTCCGCCGGCGTGGGCGCTTTGCCGAGCGCGGCGGTGCCGCTGTCCGGCGGGTCGAACGGACTGACGGCTTGCAGGCCCGGCGCGCGTGCCATGGCTTACTTTTTCTTGCCGCCGTGCTTCTGGAACGCCAGGTCGGGGTGCTGCGCAACGAGCTCCGCCTGTTGGATGTTGCGCCGTTCGATACCCGCAATGATGCCCTGCTCGTTGGGCGGATGAACGCGGGCAACCACTTCCTCGGGCGACGCGGCGCCGATCTTGGCCAGCGCAAACATGAGTTGTTGGGTCTCGTGGGCGAACGCCGGCGACGACGAATGGCTATCAACGCGCACAGACAAATCATCGCTGAGTTGCGCCAGCAGGAACGGGATTGGCTGCATGCCCTTCACCGGCACTTCCACCACGTTGTCATCATACTTCGCGATCTCGGCGACGATCGATTGTTCGCCCGGCATCAGCATGGCGACATAGCGGGTCGGGTCTTTGGCCTTCAGAATATCCAAGGCAAGCCCGCCCATTTCTTCGACCGCTTCCTCCACCAGCAACGCGCGATCCTTGATTTCCGGCGAACCGACCGCGATCAGGCTTTCCACCTGAGAATTCGACCGCACGCCTTGATCGCCAAGGCCCGACATTGACGGCGTGAAGCCGCCCATCGTGCGGAACATGCCTTCAATCTCGTGCAGGCTTTCCCAAAGCCCGGTCGGCAGGTCCGGGCCAAGGTTCTGCACTTTGAAGTTTGGGTTGGCCTCCGACAGCATCCCGCCGGGCTTGCGAGCGAGCGAGAACGCCTTTTGCGTGACCGTGGCGCCGGAAATCGCCTTGGGCGGGTCTTCCTGCAGTCGCAGCAGCCGATTGATGCCGTTCACCCGGTCGTTGAGCGACATTTGCAGCAGTGCGAGCAATTCGACTTCGGACAAACCCCAGAAATACCCATCCAAGCGGTTCGGGCAGAAGCCGATGAAGGGATGATGCCCGTGCAACGGGTTTTCGGCGTCCGGGATCAGGTTTTTGGTCGGGTTGTTCGGATCGAACGAGTCGGCGAACAGGTTGCGCCGCCGATCTTCGCCGTCCACCACGATATCCGCGACCAGCGTGATCGTGGTCCAGTCTTTCCGCCGGTCATCCCAGACCCACAATTCATCCTCGCGGATCAGTTGCGCTTGCACACGGGGATCTAGGGTGGGCATGGGTCCGCCGAGCCAATCGACCTCGCCGCGGCCGGCGCGCGGGTTGCTGCCGGCGGCGGTGTACGGATACAGGCCGGGAATGATGATGTCGCGGAGCGCGCCGCCGACGTCGGGGTTTTGCCCGCCGGTGCGCGAGGTTTCCACCGATTTCGTGATCTGCTTCATCAACTTTGCCGCGTCGGGGTAGAGGCTGATTTTTTCGCGATAGCGATCCGGGGTGTACCAGCAGGCATGGACGAAGGCTTCCTGGCGATCCAACCCGTTGATGTCCTCCCGCAGCACGCCCATCGCCTCGGGTTGCACGACTGACGGTTCAAACCCGTTTTCGGTCCACAGCAGCTTGAGGAAGGCGTTGCCCTTCACCAAGCCCCAAGTGTTTGCCTGCGCCGCGGCGGTTGCAACGTTTGAGCGGCGGAGTTTGGTATTGAGGGCGGCGGCGCCGCGGCGTGCCATCGCAATGTCCGCCGGGGAAGGGTTGGCTTCGGCTTCGATGGAGAAGCGCAGTTCGACCGGCGAAAACAGCCACGACGAGAGCTTGTCGATGTGCTTGTACGTCAGGTTGTACGTTGCCCGTTCGCCCTTAAATGTGCCGGTCAAGTACATGTTGCGGTAGCGGATGCCGCGCTCGGCGCGCTGCTGTTGGCTAACAAAGCAGGCGTCAACCAGTTCCTTGGCCCATGGGCCGATCTTGTTCGGCGGCAACAGCATGCGCCGGAAGCTAAGCCGGCTTTGTCACGCCCGCAAATGATTTGCAGATTGGAACGTGGTTGAACGTTGGATTTCGAGATTTTCAACAAATCCCGAAATTCTCGGCAAAACGACAACAGCGGACCGGCGGCTTATTTGAAGACCGGATCGCAAGCTCGGCACCATGCCACGGTCGGGATTTGCTTGCCCGGGATCACCGCGACTCCGACCATGAAAGCGGGCGGAAAGGAGGTCGCATCGGCGTCGGTCCCGGGCCGGCAGCGCCACCAGTCGGGCGAACCGCAACCTGCGCAACGGATGTCGCGGCGCACTGGCTCCGCAAACGTGCTCGCCTTGCCTTTCACCGGACACCATCGCCGGCAACGACGTTCGTCTTGATCTTCGTCCCGCG